CCGTATCTGCACCAGATGCTGGACCAGTAACTGCCATACTAGGATAACATCCTATGCCTAATTATTCGTTTCTTAGAACTGATTTAATTAATACGGCAGAGAATGACTCAACAGAGTATTCGGAGCAGATTCCGAAGTTTGTTGAGAAGGCTGAAGATCGTCTGGTAAAAGAGCTTGATGATCCCGGTCTGGATAACTTTGCCACATTTACATTTACCGCATCCAGCCCAACTGTAAGTCTGCCTGTTGATACATTGGTCGTAAGGAATGTAAGTTTTACCACAAGCGTATCTTCTCTCGTAACTCCACTACTTCAACGAACATATGAGTATGCCATAGATTATTGGCCCTATGCCAGTGCATCAGTTGGCACACCACGTTACTATTCACGAAAGAATAATACAGCCATCTATATAGTTCCCACACCTACTTCTGCTTTGTCAGGAGAAATACAATATACTCGCAGACCTATTCCGTTGTCTTCGGCAACAGGGACATCTGCAACAACTTCCAACTACTTTAGTGAATTTGCCTATAACGCATTGTTCAATGCATGTATGATAGAGTCATCCAAGTTTACTAAAAGTTGGGATGTAGTACAAATGTGGGAAGGCAGCTATAAAAATTCAATAGATGCACTTAGAAATCAAGCTCGCAGAATGCGGCAGGACGATATGGAGACTCCTCGTAATCCAGTGGGTGGACCTAATCCTGTAATACAAGGAGCACAGTAATGGTTAATCGTACTAAAATATCTAAAGAAATTCGTAGACGTGCTGGTGGACCGTCCAAACAACCAACAGCAGCAGAAGTAAGAAAAAAAGCTGCTCAACAGAAAACAAATCTTAGTCAGAAGGATTGGGAAAAAATACCGGGAACAGGTACAAGTCCAAACAATCCTCCTAAATATAGGATGAAGGAAGAAGCCAAGGCAAGACAGCAAAGTAAATTTAAGGTAGAGCAAGCCAAGAAAAAAGAAAAGGTAACGAAGCCAAAAGTAGAAGCTCTTTATAAATCAGCAGCAGAAGGTGCTCCTTATGCCAGACTTACTGGAGCTGTTCGACGAGGAGCTAAGAAAGCACAATTAGCAAAAGATATTGCTAGTCGGGATATAGATGATTTTCCATCACAATCTAGAAATAGAGCTATATTAGGTGAACTAAAACGTGCACAAGATATAAAAAGACGTAGTGTCTCACCTCCAACTACTCCTCGTCCATCTGTTGTTCCTCTTCCTGCAATGTCACCAGCACAGATTGGTATTCAAGGAATGAAACGAAGACGTTCTCCTGAACTATTACCAGCTATTCCAACTGATGTACCTATCAGTGAACGACGACGTATAGAACCAAGAATAGATAGAAGAGCAACACCAGCAGATATAGCAGCTACACCAACAGCAAGTAAAACAGGTGGTAAAGTTTCCAAGTCAAAAGGTGGAACGATAAAGAAGAAGCATGGAGGTAAACTTCATAAGACTAGAAAAACCTACGGTGGACATGACGGTAATAAGTATGTGTCCAAACTATATAAATAGGAGAGTAACATGGGACCACATACAATATTAAAAGATCCACCTGATCTGGAAAAGATCAATGGGAAACCTACAGGTCAGGGCTATGGTGCAGCTCGTAAAGGACCAGACGTTAAAGGAACTCCTCATGATGTCGTAACAAATGAAAGTTATGAAAAGGGAGAAACTTTTAAATTGGACCATAATAGCGTCCGTAATATTCATATAAAATAGGAGGATATTATGGGTATAATTACAAAAATTGGTAAGGCAGCTTTAAAAAAGAAACCTAAAGTAAAACGTAAATTATCAAAAGCTACATTAGATAGACTTAATCGTCAGCTTGGAAAAGTAAAAGCACCTTCAACTAAAATGATTAAAGGATATGAAAGTGGTAAAGGTAGAAGGGGTGGTGCAAAAGCACCAGAACAAGCAAGAAAGATAAAAGGTAAAGAAGCTGCTGATGTTAAAGTACCTGCTGATGTGGTACGAAGAGAACATGTTGCAGGAGAACGTGCTGTAGAAGCAGGCACACCTCCTCCTCAACGAGAACCGGGACTTTTGGAAGGTGGTAAATCTGCTGGACTAAGAAAAGGATGGCAAAGGAAGATAAAAAAATTAGATCGTTTAGATGACTCATTAAATACTGTACAAGAAAAAATTGATAAATTAAAACAAAGATCAAGACAAACAAAAGATCGTATAGGTAAGATGAGAATAACTACTCAGATTCAGAAATTACAGGCTAACCTTAAAAGTATAAAGGAAAAAATGAAGCTTGAAAGAGATAGTATGAAAGACATGACAAAAAGATATGGAACGGGTATTCAAGTTAAAAAGGGTGGAATTGTTAAACGATCTACAGGTGGTCTAATAGGAATGGGTGCTGCTCTTCGTGGTGGTGGTGCTGTACGGAAACGATAGGAGGATATTATGGCTTTAAGTTTATTAGGTAAAGGTATAAGATCACTACAAAAGAAACGTGTTCAACGAGCGTTGAAACCAAAAGTTTCAAAGGATTATAAACCAACAGGTTTAAGAAAGCATGTAGAGAAAAAGGCTGTTAAAAAAGAAACAGCACGAGTTCAAGCAGAAGCTCAAGCAGGAGCTAAGAAAGCTGAACGTGGTGTACAACCTACAAAAGCAGCCGTATTGGAAAAGAAAGTTCTTCCAGAAGTGTCAGGAGTTAGGGCGAAAATTAAAGGTATGAGTGCGAAGGATATATCTGAAAAATATACAGGTAAAGAAATATCGGCTATGCAAAGAAAGATTAAAGATCCTCGTATTCTTGCTAGATTACAAAGAGCACGGAAAATGAGAGAAAAAGGCCATAGACAATGGGAAACTTATGAAAAAGGTGAGAAGCATACACCGGGACAGAAACTTAGATTTAAGTTTGATAAATCAGGTGGAACTTTAAAGCGTAAGTCTGGTGGTAAGATGAATACAGATGGTAATGCATATGTAGCTTCTCTCTACAAAGGTGGAAAAGTAGGAGGGTAATATGGCAGCAGCTGGTAAACTTTTTAAAACAGCCGTTAAACGTGGTCGTAAAAGTAAGCGTGGTCGTGGTATTGGAACTAAAGAAGAAAAGATAGAAGCAAGGAAACTTGGTATTAGTGTAAAGAAATTACGAGAAGGAAAGAAATCTGCCAAGAGAATTAAAAAGGCTAAACCTACTGTAGCTCCCGGTGTAATTGAAACTCAAGGTGCAGGTTATCAAGAAGGTTTTCCCACAGCAAGATCAAGACAAGCAATGATATCTTCTTTAGGGACTATGCCAAAAGGAGCACAACGAGGAGAAGTAGGTAAATTACTTAGAAGCCAACGAGCAGAAGATAGACCTCCTGATATACTTCCTAGTCAGGGAAGAGTTCCACGAACTGAAGGTGCTCCAAGTGTAGGAGAAGGAGTTAATACTCAATTGCGTTCTCTACATCGTCCTGATTATAAACAAGTACATGATCAAGCTGTTGCTCATTTAAAGAGAACAGTTCCCGGTAAAACAGAAGCATGGTATGATCGTAAAGCAAGAGAATTAATTGAACGTGATTTTCCTCAATTTGAACGAGGACAAGAATATATTGCTGGAACTCCAAAACAGGTTATGGGTATGATGCGTGGTAAAGAACAGGCATATCTTCCTGAAGAAATTGCTCAAGTAACTGGTGAAGGTGGTATGGAAGCACAATTACAAGATTTAGTTTCACAGTTTCAAGCAGGAAGACGTAGGAAACGTGGTGGAATAGTAAGGCGTAGAAAAGGTGGTGCTATAGGTGTAGGTGCCGCACTACGTGGTTATGGAAAAGGATATAAGAAACGAGGTTAAAATGCCTTTTAAGTCAAAGAAACAGTTGATGTATCTTAAAATAAATAATCCAAAACTTTATAATAAATGGATAGAAAAATATGGAAGTAATACTAAAGGTACAAAAACAAAGAAAGCAAGGAGAAAAAAATGACTCGAATTATAGATCGTTTTAAAGAACCCTCATCTTATGCTGCACTTGCAGGTGTTCTTGCCATGATTGGTATTACCATACCAATTGATTTATGGCAGAACATTATTATGAATGCATGTGGTGCATCAGGTGTTTTAGGTTTCTTCGTGAGTGAAAAAACAAAGACAAAACAGAAATAGTCTAGTATGGCTACGTCAGGAACATTTAACTGTAACTTAGATATAGATGAGGTGATCCAAGAAGCGAAGGAGATGATCGGGGGCCAGCAAACCCTTGGTCATACTCCAGCTTCTGCTCGTCGTTCCATTAACCTGATGTTAAAGGATTGGCAGAATAGAGGTATTCTTCTCTGGTCTACCTATACAACTCTTGTTACGGTAATTACAAGTACTACTACCTATGCATTATCTGATAGTACATTGGATGCATTGGAAGTAGTATTACGTAGGGATGGTACAGATGTTCAGTTAGAAAGAATTAGTTTTGAAGAATACCAACTTGTTCCTAATAAGACACAAACAGGTCGTTCTACTCAGTTTACCATAAAAAGAGATAGAGATAATCCTACAATATTTCTTTGGCCTATTCCTGAAAATTCAACTGATATATTGAGTATTGAAGGTGTAAGAGAACTGGAAGATGTAAATAAATCTGCTGATCAAAATGCAGATATGCCCAAGAGATTCCTTCCACCACTTACATGTGGTCTTTCCTATTATCTTTCCATGAAAACTCCCGGTATTGAGATGGACCGTATTGGAATGTTGAAGTCTAACTACGAAGCATTATTACTAACAGCTTTAGAAGAAGACAGAGAAAGAGCAAATCTGTTTCTTAAACCCAAACTAGGGTATATTTAATGGCTAGTAATAAGAATGCTCTGGCTATGTGTGATACGTGTGGATTTGTTTATCCACACAGAGTAATGAAATTAAATAGTTATGGGATGCTGGTATGCCCACAGGATTTTGATGGTCAGTATGATCTGAAGAATAGTCCTCTGAATAAGGTGCCTGATGTAAGAGATGATCCAAC